CAAATTAAAGCAGTATCAGCAGCAGGTGATGCTGGTAGATCGGAAGCAGTATCTATGCTTATTGTGGATGAGGCCGCGTTTATCGAAAACATTGGAGAAATATGGGCATCAGCACAACAAACACTAGCTACGGGTGGTGGAGCAATAGTACTTTCGACTCCACACGGAACTGGAAACTGGTTCCACCAGACATGGGTGAGGGCGGAAGCATCAGAGAACGACTTTTTACCTATCAAGTTACCTTGGTATGTACACCCGGAGAGGGACGAAGCGTGGAGGAAGAAACAAGATGAACTTCTAGGAGATCCTAGAATGGCCGCCCAAGAATGTGACTGCGATTTCAGCACCTCTGGGGAAACTGTATTCTATTCCGAGTGGATCGAATTTATAGCCCAAACTACCGTTAAAGAACCGGTTGAAAGACGTGGGGCAGACAAGAACCTATGGGTTTGGCAACCCGCTGATTATTCGCGAGATTATATGGTTGTAGCCGACGTGGCTAGAGGTGATGGTAGAGACTTTTCTGCAGCTCACGTACTCGATATCGAAACAAACACTCAAGTAGCCGAATATAAAGGGCAATTATCGCCAAAAGAATTTGGACATTTTCTAGTAGGACTTGCCTCCGAATACAATAATGCTTTATTGGTGATAGAGAATGCATCAATAGGTTGGGCAACTATCGAAACTGTTATAGAACGAGGATATCAGAATTTCTACCAGTCACCTAAGAGTGACTTAGTGACAGCTGATTCGTATTTTAACCGATATGAATTTGGTAGTAATTTAACCCCAGGTTTTACAATGTCATTAAAAACCAGACCACTTGTGGTAAACAAGTTTAGAGAATATATTGGTGATCGTTCTGTAACGATCCACTCGAAACGTTTACTAGAAGAAATGAAAGTATTCATTTGGAAAAATGGTAGACCAGAAGCACAAAGCGGGTACAACGATGATTTAGTAATGTCGTTTGGTATTGGAATGCTTTTAAGAGACACATCGCTTAAATTCCAACAGCAAGGCCTAGATATGACCCGAGCGGCTTTAAATGGAATGACAAAAACACAGGGGGGAGCGTATTCTGGTAATGCAGTTCAAAACCCATACACACAAAAAATAGGAAATCAACAAGAAGACCTCCGTTGGCTTCTTTAATATTTATGATAATAAGATAAACCATGGCTGATACTAGTATATTCTCAAGATTAAGAAGACTCTTTTCAACTGATGTAGTCATCAGAAATGAAGGGGGTAGTCAACTAAAAGTAATGGATACCGATCATATCCAAACTAGTGGTGAATTTCAAACAAACTCACTAATAGATAGATTTGGGAAAATTTATACAAACCCCGCCTCTACATCTCTTTTAGGCTCCCAATTTAATTTACAATATCAATATCTAAGAGTTTACCTTTATAGTGATTATGATACAATGGATACCGATGCTATTGTAGCTTCTGCTCTTGATATTATTGCTGATGAGTGTACTTTAAAGAACGATATGGGTGAAGTACTCCAAATTAGAAGTAGCGACGATGACATCCAAAAAATTCTTTACAACCTATTCTATGATGTACTTAATATTGAATTTAACCTTTGGTCGTGGGTTCGTCAAATGTGCAAGTATGGTGACTTCTTCCTTAAGTTAGAAATAGCGGAAAAATACGGAGTTTATAATGTAATACCTTACACAGCATACCATATTCAAAGACGCGAAAATTTTGATATGGAAAACCCATCTAAAGTCCAGTTCTTATATTCTCCTGATGGTTACTATACTGGGGGTTCTGGTTACTATTCTACCCCAAACACTAAACCCACAGAAAACCAGATTGTATTTGATAACTACGAGATGGCTCACTTCCGTTTGTTAACTGATGTAAACTACCTCCCATATGGCCGTTCATATCTCGAACCAGCCCGTCGCTTGTTTAAGCAATATGTGTTGATGGAAGATGCGATGCTTATCCACAGGATTGCTCGTGCCCCAGAAAAACGTATTTTCTATGTTAACGTGGGTAATATTCCACCTCAAGAAGTTGAAGCATTTATGCAGAAAACTATCAACACAATGAAGAAAACTCCATTGATGGATGAGAAAACAGGTGAGTACAACCAAAAATACAACATGCAAAATCTACTTGAGGATTTTTACATCCCAGTAAGAGGTAATGATACTGCAACCAAAATCGAAACTACAAAAGGTTTAGAATACAATGGTATTGAAGACGTAGCTTACCTAAGAGATAAACTATTTGCTGCCCTTAAGGTGCCTAAAGCCTTTATGGGCTATGAAAAAGACTTAACAGGTAAAGCCACGCTAGCCGCTGAAGATATTCGTTTTGCTCGCACAATCGATCGCATTCAACGTATTTTGTTATCTGAATTATATAAAATTGCTTTAGTACATCTATACACTCAAGGTTACGATGGTGAAAGCTTAACAAATTTTGAACTTAAATTAACTAGTCCTTCAATTATTGCAGACCAAGAAAAAATTGCATTATTAAAAGAAAAAGTAGATTTAGCCGCCCAAATGATTGAAACCAAACTTGTCCCAACTGATTGGATTTACGACAACATATTCCAATTCAGCCAAGACCAATTCGAGGAGTATAGAGATTTAATTGTTCAAGACCAAAAACGTGCTTTCCGCAACCAACAAATCGCAGCAGAAGGTAACGACCCAGTTGAAACAGGCCGTTCATATGGAACTCCACATGATTTGGCTTCATTATATGGTAGAGAAAGATATGACGATGCCTCAGTACCTGATGGGTATGATGAGAAAGAAGAATTAGGTCGCCCTAAAGAAAAAGCATCTAACATAAACACCCAAGATAATGCATTGGGTAAAGATCGTTTAGGTAGGAAAGATATGAAAGTAGATGACCAAGAATCATATGGTAAACTTAACTTTAAAGGAGGTTCACCCCTAGCTTTAGAAAATGCTGAAATGGTTTATAATAAAAATCGTTCTTTAATTGAAGGGTTAAGCAAACAATTAGTATTTCAAAAAGATAAAGCTAAAGAGTCATTACTAGATGAATCTAATTTAACTGAATAGAAATCCTTATATATTTATAATAAATCCTAACAGGAATGAATATCAAGCATTCGAAATATAAAAATACGGGCATTTTGTTTGAGTTGCTTGTTCGCCAAGTAACCTCAGATACCCTCAATGGGGGACAATCACAGGCCTTAAATATCATTAAAAAATATTTTATAAAAAGTGAATTAGGTAAAGAACTTAAATTGTATGAGTCTTTAACTAAACAAACTAAATTGAACGAATCTCGTTCAAACATGCTTATTCAAACTATACTAGAGTCTGCTCAAAAATTAAATAAAAAATCTTTAAAAAGAGATAAATATAATTTAATTAACGAGATTAAAAAGTATTATAATTTAGATGAGTTTTTTAAAACCAAACTCCCTAATTATAAAACACAAGCAGCTTTATATACTCTAATTGAGGCACAAAATACAGTAGAGATCATTAACCCCGACCAAATCGTATCTAACAAATATACTTTATTAGAACACCTAACAATCGGCCCAGTTAGTGAAGAAAAAGTTAAAGAAGACATTATTGCTGAATTTGAAACTTATGATAAGGATTTAAGATTCCTTACCTACAAAATTTTATTAGAAAAATTTAACGGTAAATACTCTAACTTACACCTTTCACAAAAAGAAGTATTAAAAGAATTTATTACCTCAGTTGATTCTACTCCAAAACTTAGAAATTTTTATAATAGTAAAATCCAAGAACTAAAAGCTGAATTAGAAGCTATTAGGGAAACCATTACCGATAAAGTTATTCAAATTAAATTAAATGAGGTATTACCTCTCATTGTTGAGATTGAAAAAACTTCCCCTATTAAAAATAGCAATGTAGTAGATTTACTCCAATACTGCGAATTAGTAGAAGAATTAAAAGCAGCAAATGGAAGATCTAGTAAATAAGATTAAAGAAGTAGCTAGGGGTAAAAAATTTATCCTTAAACCTGTACCTGGGGGTGAGGAATCACATGAATCCGATGTAATATATGTTCCTGATTTTGAGGTTCTCCTTAAAGATATCAATCGCGCTTT